AGTATGGGGAGTGGCTAGCTGGCCTGCAGCGAGACGAATTCTTCACCGTCGCCCAGCGCGCCTTCCTCAACACGGTTAATCTGTACGTCGTCCAAGGCGGTGATGGACGTGATCATAAGGCGAACGACGCCGAAGGGCTTCGAGCCCTTCAAATTCAACAGGAGCGTCGCTGGCCATCTGCCGAACGACTGGCCCACTGGAAGATGATTCGCTTATGACCAGTCCCACCGACGTCCGCGACGCCTTGATGGAGCTCATCCCCACGGGGCCGAACTTCATCCTAGACACCAAGATGCATGACGGGATCGTGGACCTCACGATCCAGTGTGGCGGCCAGCGCTGGTGCAGCGTCATCGGCATCAACGACAAGTCGGCGGAGCAAGTCGCCGCGGCAGCCGAGGAGCTGCTGCTGAACTGGGTCAACGGGACCATCACCGCCATGGTCGATACTGAGGGCAATATCGTCTCGCACAAGTACCGGCGAGCGGCCCGTGGCTTCGCGGTCTGGCTGAGGAACGATCCGAAGGCCCGTCGCTGGCTCACTGCGCACCGCAAGGATGATGGGGTCAAGCGGCTTCTGCGCGACTATCGTCCGGAATTGGAAGCCGCATGATCGACGACGCCAAGATTCGCCGCGTCCTGCTTGAACGCTTTCCCCAGATCGAGCCGTACAGGTTCGAAATGGAGGAGTTCGACTACGGCGACGCCTATGGGGCCTATTGGCGCTCACCGGACGGCGTCAAGCGCGTTCAGGCCGATGCGCGCGGCAAGGATGAGGCCCAGATCGCGGACGCCATCGCCGAGCAGATGGCCTCGTGGTTCAAGCGTCCGGTCGGGCGCCCTCGTAAGCAAGCTGCCTGATGGCTAAGCGTCGCGCCCAGCCGGCCATCTCGCCGGTCGACCCACAGCAGGAGACGTTCGACAAGCTCCAGCAGTGGTTCAAGCAGGCGCGCGACCATAGCCACAAGTGGCGGCTTGAGGCCCGGCTCTGCTACGACTTCGTGGCTGGCGAGCAGTGGACGGAGAAAGACGCGGCGCTGATGCGGCTGCAGAACCGGCCCGTCGTCACCTTCAACCGCACCGCATCCGTGGTCGACAGCGTCTCGGGCCTGGAGATCGCCAACCGCCAGGAAACCCGCTTCATCCCGCGCCAGCTTGGCGCTGCGGGCGTAAACGAGCTGCTCACCTCGGCGGTCAAGTGGATTCGCGACGAGTGCCAAGCCGAGGACGAGGAATCGGACTCGTTCATGGATGCGGTGATCTGTGGCGAGGGCTGCACGGAAACCCGCATCGACTACGACGAGGACCCGGACGGTAAGATCGCGATCCTGCGCACCGATCCGCTGGAAATGTTCGTCGATGGCGCCTCACGCCGCGCCAATCACTCCGACGCCAGGCACATCTTCCGGGTCCGGCAACTGCATCTCGAGGTCGCCCGGGAGATGTTCCCGGACGCCGAAGACGAGGATCTGAACGCCGCATGGGCGGCCGATGTCGACGCGGAGGCCAAAGAGCCCCACGACGCGATGCAGGCGCCGTTCTACCGCAACGACCAATCGCCGGACATCGAAAAGGCGACCCAGATGGTCACCTTGGTCGAGGCGCAGTGGTGGGAGCACGAAAACGGCTTCCGCGTCGCGGACCCGACCCAGGGCAAGCTCGTCACCGTCAGCAAGGACCAGCACGACCAACTTCAGAAACGCGCGAAGATGCTCGGCATCGCAGTTTGGAGCGCTCCTTATAAGCGCCGGGTCTACAAGCGAGCGTTCCTCGGCTCCAAGGTCCTGAAAATTGGCCCCGGCCCCCAACAAGGCGGCTTCAGCTACAAGTTCATCACCGGCAAGCGCGACCGCAACCACGGAGTCTGGTACGGCCTCGTCCGGGCGATGATCGATCCCCAGCGGTGGGCCAACAAGTGGCTCGCCCAGGTGATGCACATCATCAACACCAACGCCAAGGGCGGCATCCTCGCCGAAGAAGATGCGTTCGAGAACGCGCAGGAGGCCATCGATACCTGGGCCGATCCCAGCGCGGTGACGGTCGTCACGGCCGGGGCTCTGACATCGGGGAAAATCCAGCCCAAGCCGCAGGTCCCGTTTCCCGCCGGAATTTCCCAGCTCATGGAATTCGCCATCTCGTCCATCCGGGACGTGTCGGGCGTGAACCTAGAGCTTCTGGGCATGGCGGCCACCGACCAGCCTGGCGTTGTGGAGGCCCATCGCAAGCAGGCCGGCATGACGATCTTAGCCGGCATGTTCGACTCCCTGCGCCAGTACCGCAAGGAACAAGGCAAGCTCCTGCTCTGGCTGATCACCACCTTCCTCTCCGATGGTCGCCTGATCCGCATCGGCGGCCCGCAGGAAGCCCAGTACGTGCCCCTGGTGCGCGATCCTAACCTGGCCGAGTACGACGTCATCGTGGACGACACCCCGACCTCGGCGAACATGAAGGAGCAGACCTGGGCGGCGATCCTGCAGTTGATGCCGTTCCTGGCCAGACTGCCGCTGCCGCCCATGGCTTGGCTCCAGATGCTCAAGGAAAGCCCGTTGCCGGCCTCGTTCACGGCCGACCTGATCAATGCGGCGCAGCAGCAGATGTCCCAGCCGCCGCCGCCAAACCCGTTGATGATCCAGGCTCAGGCGAGGGCGCAGACCGAACAGGCCAAGGCCCAATGGCACAACGCGCAGGCCCAAGCCGAGGCGATGCGGGCTCAAGGCGATATCGCCGAGTCCCTGGCCAGACGCGAACTTGTCCAGGCCCAGGCGTTCAACCAGTACGCCACCGGAGAGATGAACATGGCCAAGGCCGGAGCCTCGCAGAACGGCGCTTCGATCGAGGCGATGGAATTCATCCTCGGCCAGGTCCGGGACGCGTGGCAGCAACAGCAGCAGATGCAGGCGCAGCCGCAACCGCAAGGTCAGTCGGCTCAACCTGACCCGACGCAGGCTCAGACCGTCCAATAACCATCCGCCCCCGTCCGGGGCTTTGATCCAAGGTGATCCATGGCTCGTGCTCCAGCCGCCCTTCCCGAGGGCGTGAGCGAATCCCTGTCGGCCGAAGAATCGCAACTCCTGGCCGATGACCGCGCCGCCGAACGCGCCGCGCCCGAAGTCGCTGCCGAGCCCGCTGCGGCTCAAGGGGTCGCGTCGGGCGCCGCGCCCGCGGAAAGCGTCCCCGCAGAGGCCGCGCCGACTGCCGAGCCGAGCGAGGAGCAGAAGAAGGCCAACGCGGTCACCCAGGAGCGTGAACGTCGAAAGGCCGCCGAGAAGGAAGCCCGAGAGGCGCAGCAGCAGCTGGCGACCATCAAGGGCAGGTTCGAGGTTCTGCAGCAACTGGCGCAGCAGTCGGCGCAGCCCCAAGTTCAGGCGCCGCAAGCGCCGGAGATTCCTGACTACAATGCCGACCCGCTCGGCAATCTCCAGGCCCGGCTGGAGATAGCGGAGGTCGCCGCGCGGGCGGCAAACGAGCAGGTCAACCAGTTTGCCCAGCAAAGCCAGATCCAGAACAACGTCCAACGGCTCTTGGAGATCGCGCACACCCAGGAAGTCTCCCACGCGCGCGAGAACCCGGACTATCTGCCGGCCTCCCAGTTCCTGCGCGACAGCCGCGAGCGAGAACTAGCGTTCATGGGGACGCCGACTCACCTGATCCCGGCGCAACTGAACAGCGAGATCGCACAGCTGACCGCCTTCGCCCTGGAGCGCGGCATCACCTTCCCGCAAGCCGTGTCACAGGTCGCGCAGATGCGCGGCTACCAGCCGGTGCAAGCCGCTCCTGCGCCAACTCCAGCCGCCGCTCCGGTGGTGAACGCCGCGCCGACGCCTGAAGAACGCATCCAGCAGGTTCAGAAGGGCCAGGAGATGACCCAGTCCATTGGCCAGGTCGCCGGGACTGGCGCCGCTGCGCCGATGACGCTGGAGCGCCTGGCCAAGATGTCCGATGAAGAGTTCGCCGCCGCCACTCAGGGCAACAAGTGGCGAGACCTTCTCGACAACGCTCCTCGGAGCTGATCGAACACGAGCCTACCGACTGGCCGCCGGCAAAGCGGCCCTCGCGCACGGACTGCGTCAGTGTCCGTCTCGCCTCCACGTCCTGCGTGAACGGACGTGCGCCGCGCCAGCGAGATCGGCGCGTCTCACATCCCCATTCACCACATGGAGGCCATCATGGCCGCTACCAGCTACGGCGTTAACGACGCCCTGGCCGTCAAGCTGTGGTCGAAGAAACTCTCCGTCGAAGCCTTGAAGGAAACCTGGCTCGCGAAGTTCTTCGGCCCCACGTCCGACAGCCTCATCCAGATCAAGGATGAAACCCAGAAGAGCGCCGGTGACAAGATCACCTATGGGCTGCGCATGCAGCTCACCGGAGCCGGCACCCAGGGCGACGGCACCCTGGAGGGCAACGAAGAAGCCCTCGTCACCTATTCCGACTCGGTCCTCATCAACCAGACCCGACACGCTGTCCGCTCCGCGGGCCGCATGTCGCAACAGCGCGTGCCGTTCTCGGTGCGTGATGAGGCTCTTTCCGGGCTTCGGGACTGGTGGGCCGACCGGACGGACACTTCCGGCTTCAACCAGCTGTGCGGGTACACGACCCAGTCCAACACGCTGTATTCGGGTAACAACGCCATCACCGCGCCGGACACTTCCCACCGCTACTTCGCGACCGGCTCGGCCGACGAAAGCCAGGACTCGTCCCACCTTTTCGTTCTCGGAGCCATCGACTCCGCGATCGAGAAGGCCAAGACGCTCACCCCGGCGATCCGTCCCGTTCGCGCCGGCGGCAAGAGCTACTACGTCGGGTTCCTGCACCCTTATCAGGTGACGGACATGCGCGCGTCGACCTCGACGGGCCAATGGCTGGACATCCAGAAGGCGGCCATGACCGGCGGCGAGATCGAGGACAACCCGATCTTCGACGGCTCGCTCGGCGTCTACAACGGCGCGATCCTGCATTCGGACAGCCGCGTTACCCAAGGCGTCAACAGCTCCACGGCGGCGGCGGTCACCGACGTCCGCAGGGCGATCCTCTGTGGCGCCCAAGCCGGAATGCTTGCCTACGGGCAGGACAACGGCCCGACCCGGTACACCTGGGTCGAGGAACTGTTCGACTACGAGAACGAACTCGGCGTCAGCGCGGGTTGCATCTACGGCATGAAGAAGACGGTGTTCAACTCCGCCGACTTCGCTGTCGTGACGATGTCGACCTACGCCGTGGCCCACTAAGCGGAGTGACTGACCATGGCTAACCAAACCGCGACCGACTACGGCGTCTATCCGCCTCGGGCCGTCCACATCGGCACCAACCGGATGCACGCCAACATCGTCGCCACCAATACGGTTTCGGTGTCCGACAACTACTACTTCTTCCAGCTTCCGCCGGAGTGTTTGATCACCGGCGGCGCGATCAAGGGCTCTCTCCCGTCCGGCACGTCCGGCCAGGCGGTGCTTAAGATCGGCACGCTTGCGAACGATACCTTGATTGCGACCATGACCCTCTCTGGGGGCGCCGTGCTCGCGACTCGCCTGCCGATCTACTCGCCGATCACGCAGTCCTCCAGCGGCACCGATGGCCTCGTGCCAATCGTGGTGGCTGTGAACGCGGCTCCGAGCGCGACGACCTCCCTGAGCCTTTACCTGCTCCTGGAGTACACGATGCCCGGGAACATCAACTAGTCGGTATAGGGCCGGGGCTTCGGCTCCGGCCCGCCTCCCATGCGGACAGTTCGAGAAATCACCCAAGACGCCTTCGACCGCCATCGTAGCGGCGATCTCGCCGGCGCCGAGTCGATCTACGATCAACTTCTCAGCCAGCTTTCCCAGCCGGACCCGAATGTCCTCTATGGCTACGGGACGCTGCTCGCCACCCAACAACGCTACGGATTGGCCATCACGCTGCTTCAGGGCTCGCTCGGTCTCTACCGCGACCATGCCCCGACCTGGACCAACCTCGCCTGCGCCTACAAGTTTGCCGGCCGCGACGAGGAAGCCCTGAGGGCCTACGAAACCGCCCTGTCGTTGGAGCCCCACGCGCCAGACATCCTGGCCGGCATCGCGGGGTTCTGGATCAACAAGGCCGAGGCCCGAAGGGTTGAGGACTACGCACGCCGCGCACTGACCATCGATCCCAGCCACGACGCGGCCCACATGCATCTAGCCTTGGGCCTCCTTGAGCAGGGGCGTTTCGAGGAGGCGTGGTCGCACTATGAGCACCGCTGGAACACCCTGGAACGGAAGAACGACCGCAGGCCCTACAAGGCATCCAAGTGGACCGGAGAGCCAGTCGGAACGCTCGCGATCCACGGAGAGCAGGGTCTCGGTGACGAAATCCTGTTCATGTCCGCCTTCAAGATGGCCCGGAGCCGCGCTCAGCGGATCGTCGTTGAATGCGCTCCTCGGCTACTACCGCTCTTTGAACGGTCATTCGATGCTACCTGCTACGGAACTCACGTCGAACTGATCGAGGCCGAAGGCGAGCCCGACGCCTGGATTTCCATGGGTGACCTGTTCGGCGTCGTGGGCATGGGTGATGGGTCGCCCTACCTGGCCAGGACGGAACGGACCAAGTCGCATCGCATCGGCATCGCCTGGAAAGGCGGTACGGCGCGAACGAACAAGTCGGACCGGACGCTGGAGCTGTCTGACTTCGCGCCCATCCTTTCGACCCCCGGCATCGAGTTCGTCTCGGTCCAATACGGAGACGACGCCGAGGCGGCGGAATTGGGCGTCAGGCCACTCGGTAACGCCGATTTCGATGCTATCCAGGCTCGGATCGAGAGTTGCGAGCTGGTGATCTCTGTCTGTCAGACGGCGGTGCATCAGGCGGGGGCCATGGGCGTCCCATGCTGGGTCTTGACGCCAAAGCATGCGGCCTGGCGCTACTGCGGCGAGACGATGCCCTGGTACAACTCCGTGCGGCTCTACCGCCAGACCGGCGAGTGGTCCGATGTCATCGAGGGTATCGCTACCGACCTGCGGAAGTTGCATGTCGCCGCCGCCTGACCTGGTCCTCTACTACGCAGACCTCGGAAGGCCCTATCTGCCGTTGATCGAGCGCACCATAGCCTCGGCCAGACGTGTGATGCCGCAAAGCCGGCTTGTTCTGCTGACGCCGACCCCAACACGGGACCTGACGGTCTTGTTCGACCTCGTGATGGAAATCCAAGCCGTCACCACCCCGCAGACCGTCTGCTTCGACAAGGTACTCGGCCTTTGCACCTGGCAGGCGCAGATGGACCGGGCCTGCGCCTTCATCGATCCGGATCTGGAGTTCCGCAAGCCGATCAAGTTCCCCGACGCGGATGTCGGGCTGCTCTGGCGCAAACGCTCGGCGCAGCCCGTAAACGCCGGCATGATCCTGGCGCGGCCCGGATGTCCGGTGTTCTGGCGCAAGTACGGGGTCACCGCAGCCACGCTCCCGGAGGTCCTGCGCGGCTGGTGGTGTGACCAGCTGGCCTTGTCGGTGATGATCGGGGCTCTGCGGGAGCCGGGCGAGACCGTCCAGGCGCACGACGCGGCAGTGAAGCTGATACCCGAAGAGGCGGCTTGCGCGCCTCCCGAAAAAGCCACGGAGGACACTTGGGCGCTTCACTACAAAGGTCAGAGGAAAGGCCCGGGCTGGGAGAACCTGTTCCTCGGCGGAAAATCTGGCGCTGGGAAGTCATCGCCGGCCTGTGCCTGATCAACGGCTATCGCAACGGAGCAGAACTGGGCGTCAAGGAGGGCCGCTTCACCTCCTACTTGTGCACCATGATCCGCGACATGCGGATGGTCGCGGTGGACCTGTGGAAGCAGATGCCCGAGCGGGACGCGCAAGGCGCCGAAACCTATGCCGGCGTCGACATGGAGGAACTTTACGCCAACTTCAGCGACCGCTGTGGGCTTTTCCTGGGAAACCGGGTCGACATCCTGCGCATGGACACTGTGGCGGCCTCTGAAAAGGTTGCCGATGGCTCGCTCGACTTCGTCTTCATCGATGCCGACCACACCTATGAGGGCTGTCTGCGAGACATCGAGGCCTGGACGCCGAAGGTGCGGGCCGGTGGCGCCATCTGCGGCCATGACTTCAACGACAGGTGGCCCGGGGTCCAGCGAGCCGTGAGGGAGACCGGGCGCTTCGCTCTCGCCTCCGATAGCGTGTGGATCAGGTCGGCGTGACCGTTCCGGTTTTCATCGGCTATGACAGCCGGGAAGATGAGGCCTATCAGGTCTGTGTCGCGAGCCTGGAGCGGCGCGCCGCCACGCCGACACATGTCGTCAAACTCGATGGCGTCGCGGCCCGACTGGCGGGTCTTTATGACCGCCCGTTCGACATCGAAGATGGCCAGCGGATCGACGGGTCGGACGGCAAACCGTTTTCGACGGAGTTCTCCTTCGCCAGGTTCCTGGTCCCGTCCCTGAGCCTTTATCAAGGGTGGGCGCTCTTCTGCGACTGCGATTTCCTGTTCCTGGACGACATTTCTAGGCTCTGGGCGCTCAGGGACGACTCCAAGGCCGTGATGGTGGTCAAGCACCGCCACGAGCCTCGGGAAGCGGTGAAGATGGATGGCTGTGTCCAAGCCGCCTACACCCGCAAGAACTGGTCGTCCTTGGTGCTCTGGAACTGCGGGCATCCCGCCAATACGCGTCTCAGGCTATTCGAGGTCAATCGGCGCACGGGGTCTTGGCTGCACGGGTTCCGCTGGCTGGACGACGACCAGATTGGTGAGTTGCCCGTCGAGTGGAACTGGCTCTCGGGCGTGAGCGCGCCGATCAAGAACCCGTCTGCCGTTCACTTCACCCTCGGCGGTCCATGGTTCGAGGATCACCGCCATCATCCCTATTCCGACCTCTGGCTTGAGCAGGCGCGGCTGCTCAGGGCTGAGCAATCCCTAGCCGCGTAGGAGAACACCCTCATGGCCAAGATGCGTCACCGCGCCGGCAAGTCCAGCGGCTCCCCCCGTCACACCGAAAAGGTGGGTCCCGGCTACGGCGGTCAGGGCGCCGGGCAGGTCTCTGCCGGCGGTCCCGGAAAGGCGGCCATGCGGGTCACGCCCCATATGTCCGCTGGCCAGTTCCAGGGGGGCGCCAACAGTTACGGTCCCCCCAAGATGCCGACCTACTCCGAAGAGTAGGCGTGCCCGTCTGATCGCAAGAGGGCGCAATGGGCACTTACCTGGAACTTCAGACGCGTATCGCCGACGAGATCATGGGGCGCACGGACATCTCGTCGGCGGCCTCTGGACTTTCCACGACGCGGGTGCAGTACGCCATCCAGGACGCGATCAAGTTCTGGGAGCCGACGCGATTCTGGTTCAACGAGTACCGGACCGCGTCGGCCTTCAACACGGTGGCCCATCAGGAATTCTACACATCCGCAGACTGGGCCGACATCGCCACCATCGCCCACATCGACAAGCTGTCCGTCCTGATTTCGGGGAATCGCTATTTTATGGAGCCAAGGACGGCCCAGTACATGGAGGACGTGTCGATCAACGCGGCCGTCTATGGGCAGCCGGTGGACTATAGCTACTACGACGAGCAGCTGCGGTTCTATCCCATCCCCGATCAGGTCTACGCCGTCAACGTCCTGGGCACTAAGACGTTCTCGGCCCTTTCGGCAAACGCCGACACAAATGTGTGGACTACCGAGGCCGAAGCCCTGATTCGAGCCGACGCCAAGATGCGTCTGTTCCGCGACTTCCTACTCGATCCGAGCAACGCGGCCGTGTGTGCTCAGACGGCGAAGGCGGAGGCGTCCAACCTCAAGCGCATGACCTATCGCCGCATGGCTCCGGCAAGGGTCACCCCGACCTACTTCTAAGGATTGAGATCGTGATCAGGCTCAACATCAACTGCGGCATCGCGGCATTCATTGTCGCGTGCGCGGTCTTTGCCATGGGCGTCGCCAGCCCCGCCGCGGCGGCGACAACCACAAATCTCGGCTGCACGGTTCCCACGGTGGGCGCGGACAGCGACAGTTGGGGAACGATCCTCAACGCCGCCCTGCAGTGCCTGGACAATGAGTACGCTGTCACCACCCTTGGCGATGCGAACTACACGGCGCTTTCTACTGATCGCGTCATCCGCCTGACTACGGCGTTCACGGCCGCGCGGACGATCACCCTGCCGGCGGCGACCACGCACACGGCAAGTCAGCCCATCGTCGTTATCGACACTGCCGGAGCTATCGGCGCGACCGATACCCTGACCATTGCCAGGGCCGGATCGGACACGATCGATGGCGCGACGTCGCTGGTCCTCAACAACGCCTATTCGGCCATTGTCCTCAGGTCGGACGGAACGTCGAAGTGGCACGTCGAGGTCAAGGGCCTCACGCAGGGCGGCACGGGCGCCACCACGGCTTCCGGCGCGCGCACGAACCTGGGCGTGACCGCCACTGGCTCGGATACGACCTACGCCTATCGGGCCAACAACCTATCCGACCTCGCGAGTGCATCGACCTCCCGCACGAACCTGGGCCTGGGAACGGCCGCCACGGCCAGCACCGGCACGTCCGGCGCGACCGTCCCCTTCCTCAACGGCTCCAACGACTGGAGTTCGCAGAACCGGATCACGCGCACGTCGTCGGGCGGCAGCGCCATTCCGTTCGAGGTCCTGAACGGCGCGGCCCAAGCCAGCGGCAACGGGGTCGAGATCGACTTTGCTCCGTCCAGCAGCGGTGCGATCTCCTATGTCAAGGCCACTGGCCTGGCGTCCACATCCTCCGGCCTCGCGCTTGGCGTGATGAACGCCGGGGTCGGCGCTGATGCCCTCAGCTTCGACAACACCGGAGCTCCTACTGTGGCCAGCGCCTCCGGCTGGCGCACGGCGCTTGGCCTTGGAACGTCAGCCACGGTCGATACCGGCACATCCGGCGCCAAGGTCGCGCTCCTGAACGGCGCCAATACCTGGAGCACGACGCAGACCTTCACCGTCGCTCCTGTGTTCACCGATGCGTCGGGATCTCGCACGGCCCTGGGCTTGGGCACGGCTGCCACAGTCGCCACCGGAACCTCCGGCGCGACGATTCCGCTGCTCAGCACGGCCAACACCTGGAGCTTGGCCCAGACCTTCACCACAGCTCCGGTCTTCACCGATGCGCCGGGCTCGCGGACCGCGCTGGGGCTCGGTACGGCGGCGACGCAGGCGACCGGCACGTCTGGGGCGACGCTGCCTTTTCTGAACGGCACAAACACCTGGAGCGGCGTCCAGACCGTCAACGGCTCAGCCTCAGGCGCGAGCACAGCCCCTCTGGTGGTCGGCAACAGCGCTACCCAGGCGGCGGGAAACGCAGTCGAGATCGACCTGAAGCCCAGCAGCAGCGGCGCGCAGGCCTATATCAAGGCCACCGGCATCGCCTCGACGGCTGCGGGGCTGGACTTCGGCATCATGAACGCCGGGGTTGCGAGCAGCGCCCTCAGCTTCGACAACGTTGGGGCGCCCACCGTTGCCAGCGCCAGCGCCTGGCGTTCGGCCTTGGGGCTCGGCACTGCGGCCACCCAGAATACCGGCACGTCCGGCGCGACGCTGCCGTTCCTGAACGGCGCCAATACCTGGAGCACGACGCAGACCTTCACCGTCGCTCCTGTGTTCACCGATGCGGCTGGAACGCGCACAGCCCTCGGCCTAGGCTCCATCGCCACCCAAGCGTCCTCGTCCGTCTCGATCACCGGCGGCTCAATCTCGGGGCTGACCAGCTTCGCCAATGCCGGCGACAGCACCCTCGGCGACGCCAACGCCGACACCACGACGGTGAAT